AAGTTCTTGGTAAAGCTTGGAGCTTGTGTTTTATCTGTTCTTGGATACTCTAGTCTTAATATGTCAAAGACTTCTGCGATAGATCTAGCTGCCCAGATCTGTGTATCTATGTTTGTTTCTCTTTTTATGTTGTGTAATAAATCTCTCTCTTGTTGTATTAATTCTTTTTTTATTTTGTATGCACCTTCTACATCTACACGCACACCTTTAAATCTCATATCAACTAGGCATGGGAATAGTTCTGTTTCTAAATCAAATATATCTTCTAAGTCTTGGTGTATAATTTCTTTCTTCATCTCTTGCCATAAACCAAATGTAGCTTCTGCATCTCGTTCTGCGTATGCGCCTACATGTAGTGATGGTAGTTTGTACATTTCTGATTTTGGGTCTATGCCCCACTCTGCTGCAGCTTCTGCCAGTGCAGCTTCGTTCTTACCAAAGCCAAGATACTTCCATGACAAACTGTTTAAGTCGTATCTAAATCTGTTCTCGTCTGTAATTGCTGCGGCTATCATTGTATCTACGATGTCGCCATTTATTTTTAAACCCATAGCACGTAGCCAACACACATCATACATGGCATTGTGAAATATTTTTGTGCTGTCAGATTGAAGTACATCTTTTAACCACAATAAAACTTTTTGTCTGTCCATGTTGCCGCCACCTTCGTGTGCAATCGGGAAGTATCCTTTGTAAAATTTTGTAGCTACAGCCACACCTATAACTTCACCGTTACCTATAACAGAACCTGATCCTTTCTTTATAAGATCTGGGTCTCTTGTTTCTAAGTCTATTGCAATCTCATCGACCTGTCTAAGATCTGGAAATTCTGTGGGTATGTTCCACTCTGTCTGTGCTTCAAACTTAGGAATTTTCATATTCTTTTCTCCATTTGTTGTAGCCCTCTTTCCATGATTCTACTTCTGATTGGTTCTCCTGATAGTCTCTGTCCAATATCATTTCTAGATAATGAATTGCCTTGTGTATATCTTGTTCCTTTCCTTTGGCAGCGTGCCTGCATATGTACTTTATAGCCGATCCTTCTGCGAATGGCAACTTGTTCTTGTTTATAAACTCACTCGGCTGCATGACCATCGATTGATAGTGATTTCCGCCGACCTGCTTTTTGTATGCTTTAGATGTCATATCCGTTTCTCTCCTGTTTTGCTTCCATAATGTATAAGTTCTGTTTAGTTCTTGTTACGCCCACATACCAAACTCTGTGTTCTTCTTCTCTCTTGTCTTGGTTTTTCTCAACCACATCTCTTATCTTTTTTGTATTATCTAAAATAAGTAAAACATTTTCTGCTTCACCACCTTTTGCTGCGTGTATCGTAGATAATTTTACTCTGGCTGATTTGAGTAATTCTTCTCCATTCTGTCTCATCAATCTGATGTATAGACTTTCTTCTGGATGTGTCTCGAATACTTCATACCATCGCTGTGTTATGCTGTATCCAAATTCTTTAAGATCGTACAATCTTTCATCTGTCAACGTAAATTCTTTGTTTAAAAATTCAAATAAATCTTTACACTCTGTAATAGATAACAATGTGCCGTCTCTCCATCTTTCGTAGTTTAGAATGTTTCTAAACAACCTTTCATTATAACTCTTTCTATTTTTGTATTCATAATAAATACCTCTGTCATGTAGCTGTTGTTGTAATGCTCTTAGTTTAGAATGTGTTCTGCCTAAAATTAGCCATGTTCCCTGTTCCAGGGGCACATCTTCTACAGAAGTTACCCTCTGTACAGACCCTTCTTCATCACGTGGCTGCCATATTTTAACCAACTTTCTGTCTTCTGGTATACGTTCTAGTATGCAATTAGCCAGTGTTTGCACGGTTTTTGGCACTCTGTAAGATTGTGGCAAAACTATGTCTTTTGATTTTTCTGCTTGAAATCTGTGTACATCTGCGCCAGCCCAACCATAGATTGCTTGGTCGTCATCGCCTGCTAAAATAATATGTTTAGAATTTCTTTTTAGTTTATTAAACATCTTCCATTGTATTGGTGACAGATCCTGTGCTTCGTCAATAATAACTACATCAAACTCTGGACATAGTTCAGAGTCGTTAAACTTTTCTATCATGTCTGTAAAATCTATTAGACCATATGCTTTCCTATAGTTATCTAATTCATCTTTTAAAATACGCAACATTCTTTGATCTATGTTTTCTGAGTACATATCTGTATTGTATTCTTTTGTTACATCTGTTTCTTTTATTCTTGCTGCGTTTATAATGTTAAAGTATTCGCTATCAGAATCTACAAAGCCGGTCTTCTCTTCTCCGTTTGCATACACAGTAACTTCTATGCCAACTCTTTCTCCTAGTTCTTGGTAATGTTCTGGTTGCATAACATTACTTTTCTTTAGTCCTAGTTCTGCGAAGCATAGTGCGTGTAAAGTTTTAAAATAAGGTATATCTTTTGCTTGTAGTTCTTTGTGTAGATCTAACATTCTATCCTTAGCTTCATCTGCTGCCTTTGTAGTAAATGCAAAATAACCTATCTTGTTAAGTGGTGTGCCTAGTTTGTAAAAAGTATTTACATACTTTAATAATTTTGTTGTCTTACCTGTGCCTGGTGGTCCCAATATTTTTCTGATCACATAATCTCCGTGTTGTGTTTTAATGTTGTGTGATGTATTGGCACCTCTTCAAATTCTTTTATGTCTATCATTACAACGTTCTTTGTAGGTGTATTGTATTTACCTTTCTCTTTTGCAGGAAATCTTTTTTGATCTAAAAATTGTATGTCACATTGTTTGTATGTGTTTCTCATCATCACACCTGTCTTGTCTTCTCCATGTTTCCAGTTCTTTGCTTTCAGTCTGTCATAAAACTTATCAAATTTAAAATAAGCATAGCCGTCTTCTATCAACACTGTGCCTGATTTAAAACTTGCATCGTTCATAGCTTTCGGTCCGTTAATTTTTGCGTGTAACAAGTCATGTAGTTTTTCTTTTGGTGATGTACCAATAGGAGGATTAATTGTTTTCTGTGTTTTAAATAAGGCTTCTAATACTGTTTGATCTTCTTGTCCTTTTATAATTGGTGGTGGAAATCCTGCATGTTTTGTGATAGCATTCCGCCTCTTTCGTTGATCTGTAACATGTTCTACAGTCTTACAATGCACCGTTGCCTTACCGATACCGTCAGGTCTAGTTACATCAAACTCATACTCTGGGTCTGGATCAATATCTATTTTTCTTAAGTTCGTTAGTATAGGGTATGCACCTTTAGATCCTGCTAATACACCAAACTTTTTTCTTACACAGATACCTTTCTTACAGTAGTCACTAATAGGACTCTGTGTACATGTGTATCCTTTCTCTGATTTATTCCAAGATCTTAGTTTTGCATTTAGTGTTTGTTGATCCCACGCATTTGCATGCACAGTCTCAAAATATTTGACTGGTGCATTCTTTACTTTCTGCTGCCAACTGTCAGGATACTTCATCTTTACAAAGACATGATAGTTGTACATAAATCTATCCTTGCCATCAAACCCTGTCTTGTTTGTAAGCTTTGATAACAATGCTAAACATGGTGGCCCTTCTGTAAACTCTTCGTCCACACCTTCCATAGACTTAGCTTCCATGTCATCTGTAATTGTTTTTAGATCTTCTGGTGTAGTTAGATTTGCCTCTGCTACTTTTATAAATTGTTCTAATGTAAAAAATGTGCCGTCTATATTTAGTGCTTTTCTTTTTGTACCTTCAAAATATGGTAGGTTTATAAACTGTCCTGGTTTTAATATCCCTGTTTCCGGATCCTTTGTCAGTTGTGTTTGCTTCGGAAATATTTCGCAGTCAGGTTTAAGATTAAACAAAGGTAATAGATTACTTAGAAAAGAAACAATAAGCGTAGAAGGTACAAACTCTGCCATAAATAGATATAAATGCAGTCCTCCACTTTTAGATTCTATTGGTACTAGTGGTAGTTTGTATTCTTGTATTGTTTGTAAATAAAATTGTTTGTCGTAGTCTTCGTATTTTTTTGGGTCAACATCTATAACACCAAATTTAGCGTTACCGCTTTCATTCGTAGGTTGTATACCTACTGACTTGTCTCCAGTTAAATGGTCTGTATAAATTTGATCTGTAAACTCTTCGTATGTCCATCTGTAGACAGGTTTTTTCTTTCCGCTTTCTGAGTCTACGGTGGCGTTAGTCCAATCTGCGATTCCATACGCATGTCTATAGCCATTAAATATTTTTACGTATTCCTTCATAATTATCCTGTAAGTAGGCCGCTCAGTCTCCCGGACGGCCTACCCCATGCATGCTTTCCTCTTAAGGAAACTAGAAGTGGGACTTAGACCCTTTCTTTTCTTCACCATGTTTAGCCTTCACACTTCCTTTAGAAATGTTATCGCTAAATGTTTTTGCTTGTTGGTAAAGACTAGTGTCTGTGATCGGTCCGACCTTACTTACATCCCAACCAAACCACGTTCCTTTGTCATTAGACATTTGCGTAGTTTTTAGTCTGTAAATATGGCTAAAAGATGCCGGTGTGAATAAACCGTTCTTGCCTTTTAGTTTTATACCCGACATCATTGAATTCCATTTTCTACTAATTTTTAATTGAGTAGATTTCATAGATATCAACGCAGTCGTTGGACTATCTCCTGTGATAATTACAAAATGAGACGCTGTCTTCTCAACATAGTTACCGTTAGGTAATCTATCTTTAAAGTTTGCATCTGCTTTTGTTTGAGACATGATGTCAGAAGAAGAGTCATGTACAGCTACTGGTCCCCCAGAGCCTTCTCCTCTATCTTTCCATTCCACGTACTCTAACTTATAAAATGCAGGAATGACATTTATGCCCTTCGCTCCATCGTATAATTCGCCTGATACAGAATTGTATATCATTCCTGGTTCAGCGCCTTCGACATATTTACCATCACGTTTGTTAACTTCTGGTGAAAGTTGTCCAAGGATTTTAAGAAAAGGTAGAGCTAGATCTTGTTGACCTATGTTACCCAAACCTTTTGCTGCATCTTCTTCAAACACATTGGCCGGAAGACTTGCAGTCTTTTTTTCTGTTACTTGGTTCATGTTTATTTGCTCCTTGTTATTTTTGTTCTGTTGCCTGTGAACATATTAAATAAGTCAGATGGCATCTCAAGTCCAGCCTCAAGACGCTCTCTGACTAATGCTTTAAGTGTCATAGGTTCAACCTTTAATTTCTGGACAGGTTGATATCCTTGACCTTGTGCAAGGTTCGCGTAAGCGATTGCCTTGTTGTCCTCGTTACGACCAAAAGCAACGGTAACCTCATTTTTAATAAGATCACCTAGGCCGTTCTCTCGAAGCCAGTTATATGCTTGTTCCTTTTTTGCTATAGGAATTGAAGCACCGTAGACAGGTTTCACTTCTACTGAAGATCCGTCTGCTAACTTTAAGGTAGAGATATTCATCTCTTGCATCATTGTAGGAATTACTTCTCCTGATAACAATTCTGCTTTCCTTTTTAATTCTTTCAACTCATGTTCTTTTAAAGCTACTTGATCCTCTAACTCTTGTAACTTTACTACTTGGTCAGATAATTTCTTACCTTCATTTACTGAATCAAGATCTTCTCTTGCATCTTGTTCAAAGTTTATATCACTCATTTATGTTTCCTTTCTCATGTAAGTTTATTTCTATTGGATAATACACTCTATCTTGTCTATCCCATTTTAATAGTTTGTATTT